GCTCCAACATCAAAATTATAATATTCAGATATTCTTGATGCTAAAATTCCAGCAGGTCTAGATTTAAGACCACCAAACCATAATCTATTATTATGAAATGTTACTGCTTGAGGATAACCTCTTGGAGCAGATATTGCTTCTTCTTTCCAATCATAATGAGGCCCAGTTCCACCAGAAACAGTTTCAATAATTGTACCTGTCACTTCTGTTGGAGATGTATATCCTGTTATTTTAATTTGAGATCCATCTACTAATAAATAATGTCCTACATAAGCAGATGTAAAAAATCCTGTACTAGCAGTTACAGTTCTACCTGTTCCTGTTGCAGCAGTTGATAAAGTTAATGTTGTTGAACCACTTTCATATTTATAAAATGGTGTATCTGTTTTATATGCTCCAGAAACAACAATATCTTCATTAATTTGAAACTCATATAAATTAACTGTAAAAGTTGAAGCTGAAGATCTAAATATTTTAATCATAGGATTATCTCTATGAGTTACAAATATTGTATCTCCAAATTGTGCAAAGTTTAATTCAAATAATTGAGCTGTAGTCCAATTACAGTTTGTAGTATAATTAGATACTATTGCTGTACCGCTAATATTGTAAACATCCATTCTATTATTTGATAATACTATAATAGCTATTTCATCATCAGAAAATACAAATGGAATTAATCTAGATTCAGCAGGTAATGTTGCAAGATAAGAAGTACCTGGTCTTCTCATTACTCCACCTTCTGCTAATAAAGCAAAATTTCTACATTGTTTAGCACCATTAGCATAAGCAGGTGTATCTATTCTGTTAGATAATAATGGATTAAGTTCTCCAGAAGAAAAGTTTGTTAATACAGTTTTTAGTGTTCTTGCCATTAGACATCAGTTCTTGTAGAGTTTCTTAAGTTAATAAATCTTGAAGTATCAAGTTTTCTAGTAGTTACTTCTGATGTATCAATATTTTTAGATATTAAAAATTGTCTATCAGATAACATTTTAAATTCTCTAATCATACCAGCATCTCTAGCAACAGATCCTGCAAAGATAGATGCAAGTTCATATTCTAAAGCTAATCTAAAATGAGCTGGAAAGTAATCTTCTTCTACTCTGTAAATATAATCTAATATTAAAGTATTGTTTCCACCATAAGTATTTACATAAATTTTATCTTTGTATCTTGTATATGGAATAACATAGTCATTAACTGTTACTGTAATAATTTGTAATACTCCAGGATCAGCAGGTAATTGATAAGCATAATCATATCTACCTTCTGGTGCTGATGCTAATAATGATAATTGTTTTTGGTTAGTAGCAAATTTCCATCTATGTCTAGTTAAAGAAGATTGAACAATATCTTCATAAACATTTGATGCAACGAGAGCTTCAGTGCTACCATCTGAAAAAGAAGATATAGGTTGAGCACCTATCATTACTAAAGCTCTTGCACATATATCTACTTTACTTGTTGCCATTAAAATCCTTTATTAAATTGAGGGCGAGTTTCCTCGCCCCCAAAAATATATATTATTAAGCCAAAGCTACAGTAGTTACTGTTGCTGCTCCAGATGCAGATGTTACAGATAGCACGTCTGCTGCTATTGTTCCACCAACTCCAGAAGTAACAATAATAATGTCACCTTGTTTTAATTGATTATATGCTGAGTTGAAGTAACCAGAACCACTAATAGTTCCAATTGCATCTCCGTCTATATAGAAGAAAATACTGTTACCACCAGCTTCAGCAATCTTTTTGATTGGGTTGTCTGTTGCGTATGCCATATTATCCTCCTATTACTCCGCACATTTCTGAACTCTTAATCCATTAGAGTCAATCTCAACTGCACCTAATGATAACATAGATGTAATTAAGTGTGATACTTTTTCTGGAATGTAGTTCACTTCAGTTTTAACGTCAGATCCAACACCTAATCCCACAGATGATTTGTGGAAAGCTAGTGTGTATCTATCGCTTGATGGTTTAGATAAACCAGAGTGTACGAACCATAAGAATCCTAACCATCTTTTAGCAGTCATACCACCTTTGAATGGAAGTTCATCTTGTCCTACGTACTCTAGTCTTGTAAACTGATCAATACCTAATAGATCAGACCATTGTTTAGGCCCTACTACCCAGTATCTTTGACCATCATCTGGAACGTCATTACCATTGAATGTTTCCATCATATTTTTAGCTTTCACTAAAGACATAGCTGTTGATGCGTCTGAGTTTACGTTATTTGCGAAAGCAGTACCTGCATCCATCACATCTCTTATCACTTCGTCAGTTTTTCTACCAAGTGCATAAGCTGCTGATTGTGCAACTACTTGTCTTTCGTCAATGTTTACCTTTAACTCGTCTAACTTGTCAACGTAATCTGCTGCATAGTAATCAGTTAAAGTTGCTGACACATTGCTGTGTGAAAGATCCATTGCAACTACTTCAGCGTGTCTTGCTTTAGTGTTTGCAGAACCTTGTGCAACTTTCTGAAACTTAACAGTAGATCCGTTTACTCCGTTCACATTTCTAACTAAATTTTTTAGTTTGCTTCCCATTCTTTGGTAAGCCATATGAACTTCAGCTTCGAATTGAGTTATAAAGGCATTTGTTATTGATGTAGCCATTTATTAGCTCCTTTTTTATTGTTGTTGTTAAGTTTACGTTATCCGATTGTCTTACAAATGCAGAGGATTGTTATCCAATTAAGGGCAATCATTGAACATTTTTAAGGTCTTGCTGCAAAAATAGATTTGTTTATGATACTAAACAACGCACATTAAATCCATATTTTAGGTATAGTTATAACTTCACCAAATTCTAACTTACCTTTATCATCATATGAATAAGTGCCAAATAATGTAATTGATTTATCGTCTTCTTTATAAATCCACATTTGGCTACATATTGCATCAGCAGGTTTTTGATTATCCATATCTTCTTCAGATAACCATCCAGAATCTGATACAGCATCTAGCCAATGTAGATCTGTTTTAAGCTTTTTAAAACGAAAAGGTTTTTTAACCTTGTTTCGCTTTATTGTACGCTTTCTCATAAAGCTCCGTTACTCGTTTGACATATGAAGGATCTCTTTGATTTGAATCAAAGTATCTTGGATCATTCATCATAGATTTTAAATCTTGTAAGTCTGGCGTAACAGACACTTGAGTTGGTGTTGTTGGAATAGGACTATCTTTAGTTAACTTCATTATTTCTTCAATAGCCTTAACTCCATCTGCTGTAGCAGCTATACTTGAGAAAGTACTATAAGCACTAGGAGATAGGTTTTTTTTAGACCATAACTCAGCAGCTTCTATTCTTTCTTTAGCGTTATCACCAAGATTTTGCATTTCTGCATTTATATCTGGCAAAGCAGATACAGCATTATTGATGAACATATTTACACCTTCATCAAACTGATCTTGTGATAAACCATTTTTTTTAGCAGTTTCTTTCCACCATTGTACAATCTCCATATCATCAGATACAGATACATCTACATTCTCTGGAAGTTCTGGAAGATTAACTTTATATGCTTCAGGAGCATTTTTTAATCTTTCAAGTTCCATATCTTGTCTAATTTGTTTAGACAAGTCTTCTGTTCTTGAACCTAGTTTTTTTTCAAGAGCATTATAACTAGAAGCTAAATTTTCTAAATTAACTTCTTTTCTATCAACATCCCAAAATTTGTCTTGTACATATTCTGGTTTAGACACAACAGTTTGCTCTTTCGAATCTGTGGTGACTGGTGCTTGATTTGTAGCATTATCATCTACCATCTTGTTCTCCTTTTTTTATACGTGTTTGAATTACACCTGCTAAGAATCTCATTCCTTCTAAATGAAATAATTGGTTGCTGTCTATATTTGGCCCAGCAACAGCTTCAGTTGTAATAGATCTAATATACTCAAGAACTTTCTTGCCTTGATCGCCCTTGAATAAACCTGCAAATGCTTTATTCAGATTACGTTCATCTTCGTCAGATCTTACGTAACCATCTATAGATTTTGCAGGAATTGGTTTTTTATTTTTTAACCCATCCCAGCTCATTATTGAGGTATCTCTCCTTCTTTCGGTTGATTTTGTAATTGACTTATCTGTTGTACTATTTGCCTTTGTTCTTCTTCATCACGAATAAGTTTTTCTGGCAAATTCATTTTACTAGCTAAATACTTTGCAGTTTCATTTTGATTAATAATTACATTAACCATTTGTGGACCAAAAGTACCTGCTATAATTTCATTGAATCTATTTACATCTGCAATGTCTTGCATATGTTGTGCTTTAGCTAATGGAGATCTTGCAGCTATCTTAACTTCTCTACCATTAACTTTAGGTAATTCTATTCTACCTTGTTTAGATAATATTCTAATAATTCTTTTTAATAATGGATGAATAAACTCAGATTGTAATCTTCCAAATGAAGATCCAATTTGTCTAGATAGATCTGCCATTCTTTCAGAAACTTCTGTTGCTGTCATTGGTGTACCTTCTGGTCTTCCAAGAGTTTCCATATAAAGAGCTTTTTTAATATTTTGTCGCATATCATTTAATACTAATTGTGCAACATCAAAATTAGATGCAGATTGAATTGAACTTAATCCTCTTGATCCTGGTGCAACTGGAATTAAAGATCCTGGTACTAATGCAATATTATCTGGATTGATAACACCATCATCTTCATAAGTATAAACTCCAGATACTGCCATCTGTGCATTTTGTAATATTAACTCAATAGTTAAGTTACAAGTTTTAATAGCACCCATTGCATTAAAGATTGGGCCTCTACCATAAACTTCTCCAGATGCTTTATTCCATCTAAATACTAAATAAGGATTTGATCCTTCTCCTGTATAATATTCTTCAAAGATTACTGCTTTAGGATTTTCTAATACAACGCAATATTTATATTTTTCAACATTGTTTTCATAAACTCTGTAAACTGCTTCAATAATAGTTAAATCTTTTTTTTGTCTTAATGGATCAAAATATTGAGGCATTACTGCTTTAGGATAAAGTATTTGAATATGTTCTGGTTTAACTTTTCTAGTTCTATAGACAGTATCTATTTTACCATCTGGCCCATTAAGTAAACAGATTTTAGGTAGAGGTACAGCAGTAAACTTGATTGGATTTACTGCATCACCTTCTTCGACTAACATACATCCTGTGCCTACAGCTAAATCCATAAATGCTTCGTGACATTCTTGGTTAAAGTTTGAGTTTTGTAATACTTCAAAAACGTATTCAGTTATTTTATCTAATTGTAAATTGACTTGAGATTTTTGTTCTTCAGGTATTTCTACACCAGCTTGGAAATCTGCCCATCTAGCAAATGTTGGAACAATACCAGATTGTAATCTAGATGCAAATTCTTGAACACCTACTACTGCTGTTTCATCAAAGATCTTATCAGTTCTTTTTTGTCCTGGTGATTCATCATAAAATGATTCTCTATTTGGAAGACAATATTCATATGCTTCTTCAAATTTTTCTCTCCAATGATCTTTAACAGATACAGCTTCTTTATACTTTTGTAAGATAGCAGTTGCTTTATCTGTAGTATCTACTGTAGGTGTATCTTCGTATGTGTATTCCATTATTTTTTAAATCCTTTTAAAGTAATTGCTAATCTTGCTCTAGCTCCCATCTTACCTTTCTTCTTAGCAGCTTTTTTTAAATCTTTCATTGGAATCTTTTCACCTTTTTTAATTCCCATAGATTTTCTTAAAGCACCAGGTTTTTTAATAGCAGCTTGAATCCATTTTTTAGTCATTGTTTTTACTTTCTAAATCTTTTAACTTTTGCGGCGATACTTTTTGGTTGTTTGACAAATTGTTTTCCTTGTTTATTTCCACGTGCTTTAGCCTGGTTAGTTGCTGACCTTTCTTTAGCCGTAAGAGCCTTCCAAGCCTTCTCAGGTAAATATCTTCGTTTTCCTTCACTTGGTTTTCCACTACTTGTTCTCCATTTTTGTTTACTCCATTTGGATAGCTTATTAGATCCTGACTTAGATCCTCTATAGCCTCCACCTGCTTTTTTATATATCTTAACAGCAAGTTGCATAGCTCTCGCACTATGTTTCCCTCCCATTTGTGCTTTAGCTTGAGCTTTTGCTCTTGCCCATAAAGCAGGTTTACTTTTTTTTGCCACAGACATTTTTATTTCTTTTTATGTCTATTTGCAAAGTTCCTTGCAGCTTCAACACTACCAAAGCCCCACGCTTTTAATGCTAAGGCTTTTCTTGTTGGTCTGCCTTTAGAATCTTTCATTGGGCCTTTCATTCCTGCAAACCTTGCAGCAAAACTAATTCTTCTTGGATTAATTCCTTTTTTAACAGGAGCTTTTAGGTTAGCACCTTCAGTTCTTTTGAAGTATGCTCTACCTTTAGCATTTAATCCGCCTTTAGGATTTTGGTAAACCTTTGCTACCATTATCCAAAAAATCCTCTACCACCAGCTTTACCAAATAAAGATCTAGCACCAATAATACCTTTAGCAACTTTTTGTTTATAAGTTGTTTGTTCTTTTTCTAAAGCAGCAGCTCTTGCTTCTTCAGCAGCTCTTTGTTCTGCTAATTGCTTTTCTAAAGCAGTATCTCTTGGTGGTGGTGATGGTTTTGAAAATACTCCGCCCATTAGTTCTCCTCGTCTTCTATAAATTTTAAATCATCAGATATTAAAGATCCCAAACCATTTTCCATCTCTTGTATTAAATCATCTTCTTGAGCCTGTAAATCTCTCATTTCGTCAATGATCTCCTGCAAGGATTTTTTCTTTGGTTTTGGCATCTTGTTCGTAAAATGACTTATATCCTGCTTTAATCAACGCACAATAAAGCTGGTATGGAGTAAAGATATACCATTTATAAAATCCAATTAATCTCATAATAAATGATACGCAGGTTAAATCTTTAATCCTTAATAAATGCCATTGATCCCTAACAGGGCAACGTAACATTTTAAAATTGCTTAAGTAATGAAATGTATCTTCAACTTCCTTTTTATCTAAATAAGATAGTTTAATACCTGCGTGGGTAAACTCTAAATGTACCCAAGTATCTTTTGCGTGGTAATATGACAAAGCTCCACAATGCTTATAACCTTTTTTTAAAAATCTTAACCAATCAGAGTAAGGATGATTGTCTGCTTCATAGAAATAGACTAACCATTCCGTTTGAATAAATCCCATACTCTCCTTTTATTAGGTCTTTGTTTAGCAAACACATCCCATTCTTTTTTAACTACTGTTGGTTTGGATTGTGTTCTACCTGCTAGAATAGATCTACCTTCACCTGCTCCAATCATTAAATATTGTAATGCGTCGTGTACGTGAGAGTATCTATTCTTGTTTGGTTTCTCATCATAACGATCTCCAGAAGTTTGTATTCGTCTATAATGATAACCACCATTAAATCCTTTTTTTAAATTAATACATTGTTTGTCTAATAAGAATCCTGGTTTACCATCTAGCAATCTACATAAAGCAACATCAACAGCTTCTATTCTTAATGCAACATCATTAGATGGAGCTGGTGTAGCTTTTAATCCTGCTTGTCGCATTATTTGAAATGGAGTTCTTTCATCTGTTTGAGATCTAAAATCTCCAGCAGGATCTCCATAAATATTTACTTCATAGCCTCTATAATTTTTTGCAATCTCATTTCTTAATAATTCTGAAAATCTTACAACACCCATATCAAAACATACTAGCTCATTTATAATATGCCATCTACCTGTAGCTAGTCTTTGACCAAAGACAGCAGCAGGAGTTAATCCAAAGTCAACTCCAATGTAAATAGGTTGATGAATATTTAATTCTAATTTTTCTATAGCAACGTGGAGTTCTTCTTTAAAGTTTGGATAAACAGGTTTACCTTCTTCAATTGATCCAAGTTTATTTAAAACATAAACATCAATCCATCCTTTTGTTTTACCTCTAATAATATTAGTATAATATTTATCTGTTAAGTTTTTTTTATTTTCTGCAAGAGGATTATTTTCATAACCTGTAGTAATTCCATTTTCTTTTTTTTCCTGCAATGCAGGTGGTTGAGTATAAAAACTCCAGTTATCTGGTTTGATTAACATCAAAGCTTCTTCTCTAGAAATATGATCTGGTGTTGGAACATCACCTGCCATTATTGGCCACCAATGATCTTCTTCTGGAGCATTGGTATCTGCAATAACTCCATACCAACTTGCACCACCATCTCTCATAGATGGGTATCTTCCTACCCTCATAGTACAAGCATCTATAATTGATTTAGGTATTTCTCTAGCTTCATTAACCCATACACCAGTAAGTTCTAAAGATAATAATTTCTTTACGTCTTCTGGTCTATCTAATGCAAGAAAGATAACTTCTATATCTAAATCACCTTTATAGATTCTATGAGTATAAGGAACAGACCAAGAGAAGTTTCCCCAGTTTTCTTCAGGAAACCAATCTAACCAAGTCTTAATGGTTGTTGTTTTTAATTGTGGGTTTGTATTTCTAATAACTGCCCATCTTGATTTGCGTTTGCCATCTGCACTTTTTTCTTGCAGCAATGCTCGTCTAAATAATTCTATGCAACAAGATACAGATTTACCAGAACCTACTGGGCCACGTAGTCCTCTAAAGAAGTCATTAGACTTCATAAAATCTTTTAAGGTTTTACCTTCTGGTTTATAATTAAAATCAATCGACATTTTTACCTACGTTATCTCTAAGTAGGTTATAAACTGTTTCTTCTCCAAAAGCTTCTACAAGTTTATCTGCCTCATAATCTGTAATCATATGAGTGGGATAATGTTTAAGATGTACTTTCTTAACTATTGTTCTGAGTCTTCTCTTGTCCTTCAATGACAGCGTGTTCAGAAATGACATAACCTAATAACTCCTTAAATTTTCTCCAACGCATTTGTACACGTGGCTCTTGATAATCAGAAACTAAAACAAGCAAGTCAGCTCCGCCTTGCCACTTTTCCATAGTAACAAATCCTTTTGCTCCTTTTCTTGCTTTACATTCAACTGATAGTCCACCCATAACATCTGCATAAACGTCGTGTGGTAGTCCAGGAATTGCACCAGACATTGGTTGTCGTCTGGCTTTAATTCCTAATTCTTCAAATAACTTTCTTACTTTGTGTTCTACTCTAGTACCCTTTTGCTTTGCTTTGCTTCCCATTCTTAGCTTTCTGTGGTTTCTTTGACTTTTTGTTGTATGCTGGTTTCGAAACTTTTTTCATAGATCTCCTTTGTTATTTCTTCAAATGTACTTCTACATCCATCTGGTGTAGCAGCACTTGCCATTTGTATTGCTTGTATATCATTATCAGCAGAATATACAATCTCTCTTTTGAAGTCTTCAGACTTCCATATTTTTACCAAGTAATACATATTTCCTCCTATGTGTGAAAGACTGTGAGCCTATAGAGGAATAAAAATATTTTAAACGCACTTATGGAGATAAAAAAATATTTTAAGCTTTGCCTTGACCAATATATTTTTTCCAAGTTCTTTTCTTGGACTTATTCATTGAAGACATCTTTGGGTTTCTACCAATACTTGTCTTCTTGAATTTAGCTTTACTCTCGTGTTTGATTACATCTTTAAATTTAGCCTTTGCCATAATGCGTACCTTTTTGACCTTTAATGCTTGAGGTCATCCCCTCGTCAGCTAAAGCTGATGAATTTTGCCCCCACCCTCCGACTCTGTGGAGTCTAGCGGTGTGTGGGCGTACCAACGCCTCACGATAGATCTATATTAATTTTAATATCCCCTTGAATATTGTGAGCTACCTTATCTGGTGCTCTTAAACCTACACGATCTAGTATATCTCTACTAGCTTCTAGTTGAACGTACTCTGATCTTGCTCCGTTTGAGAGTTCGATAAGTTTCCTACTCGCACTTACTGCCCCAAGTCCTAGAGTTTGTGCTATCCTTGATTGCATATAACTCTGTACCTTTGGTAATCGTAGTGTGCGAGATGCACTTACTCTACCTGCATCTCCTTTACCTTTACTTGAATATCCTGCCTTTTCTGCTGCTTCCTTAATAGAACACCCTGTTGCTACGATAGTATCAACGAGCATCTTTTGTTTGTTTGTTAGATCATCCATACTACACAATTGTTATTCTTCCCTTAACAGTACGTAGGGTTTTATTTTGTTACTGTCAAGCAAAATAACAGCACTTTAGTGGTGTGTCAAACTCACAATACTATATATGGAATCTTCTCGCCAAATGCAGGAAGCATTTGTCTGCGAGGATGCCCCCATAAGTGTTTCGCCCTTTGATTTAGACAAAGGTGCGAACCAGTCGTAATCACATAAGTAGGATGTAGATTACTCCTTACACTGATGGGTCCCCTCCCACACACGTGAGTAAGCGAGTGTAACAAGGAATCCCCTCAACCTGTAAACAGGGCGAATTGTCCACGAGGAACAATTACGCCGCAGGGGGTAAACCCCTGCCAAGCTGTTGACAGGTCAAGGACTCCCCTTGTTCACTGTACGCTACCACGTGATGTGGGTTACGTTAATCATAAACAAAGGAGGTTATATGGATTACGTTAAGTACTATGAGTTAGTTGTTGATGAAACTAACAAGATGAGAGTTAATGAGTTGTTGGCTCTTAAAGATGAAGCTATCTGTAAAGGTGATAGAGATAAAGTTGCTGAAATAGATAGTGAGTTAAATAATATAACTAATGGAGGAATATATGTTAGCTAGTGAACTAAGAGAAAGAGATTATTCTGATAATCGTGTATATGAAATGCAAGATGTATTAGATACTGCTGAAATAGATAATGCTATGAGAGCATTTTTTCAGGGTATTATAATGCCTTTTGCAGATTCAAATGATTGGGTTAGAATTGCTGAATGGAATTGTAATTCAATCTATGGTGCATTTGCAAGACATCTAGATGCTTGTAAGAACTCATTGGATAAAACAATGGGTAAGTTAAAACAAGCATATAGATCAGATACTGGCACAGAAATATCCACACAAGAAATTGATAAGTGGTTATTTACTAGAAATGTTCAGGAATTGAATATTAAACGTGCTGAGAAAATATTAGATGCTTTCAAATTACAGTTTGAAAATGCTTTCGGTCAAAAGTTTGTACCGCCAAGCAAATCATCTAATAAAAATGTATCATCAGAGGAGCTTAAGCAATATAATATTGCAAGACTTAAAGAAGCTCTTGGTGAAAAGTAATTAAAATTAAGCCCTGTTGTCTTCGGACAATGGGGCTTTTTTTATCGCTAGGGACTGAATTTTTCAGGTTCGGCGTTGGAAAATTCATAAGTGTTGCTGCCGAAATTCACAAAGGAATGTATATGAACTTAAAAGATATAGATAATATAATTGATAAACATCAAAATACTACTTCAGGAAAGTATGGAATGTTTGGTGTGAATTTAGGAGTGGATTTATTAGAAGCTTTAAGAAAGTATGCTAATAAAAGAAATGTAAGTATGGCGGTGATTGTTAAAACATTAGTCATAAATTACTTAACAGAGAAAGGAGAATATGATGCTAAATAATATACAAAATTGGTTAATGAATGTAGCAGCTAAATGGATTTGGTTTGCTATTATGTTACCGATTAGAATTGTATTAGGACTTTGTTTTGCCATTGCAAAATATATGCCTAAAACAGTTGTATTACCTTACAAGGTAGTTAGACGTGACGAAGCAGAAAGAAAAACATTTTGGAACTAAAGGAGATAAAATGAGTTTAGAATTAGCACTAACTTTATTGGGTTTACTGTTAATGACAGTAGGCTCAATTTTTTATATTATCGCAATGTTGTTTGAAAGACATTACGATAGAAAACTTTGGGAACTAGAACAAAAACAGAAAGGGAAAATAAAATGACTTTTATATTGCTACTTTCAATTGTATTTATTTTGCTATATGGTATATCATTAGCAAAAGACAGTATCGCTATAGTTGAAGAAATCAACACGAGATACAGAGAACAAGTTGAAATAGAAAGGATGGAGAAATGGGAAAAGTTAAAGCAGAAAGACAAAGTGAGTTAGATAAATTACATTTTGATTATGCCGAGTGCAAAATTGAAATGAATGAATTTATATCAAAACTTACTGCTCTTGGAATAGACTCTCCAGCAGACATTGAGGAACATAGACTAAATGCCGAAGAAGCAAGATACGACTATAAAGTATCTCAACATCAAAATAAATTCTAAAGAAATTTTTATTTTAGAAAAAGTTTTGAAAAGATACTTAATTGAAATGGAAGTATTAGCTTATCAAGATACAAATAAAATAGATGCTAAACCTATTTACGATAGAGTTAAACATTTAATTAGTTTGTATAATTTACAGAATCCTAGTGCTGATTAGTTGTTTTCCCTCTAATTAGTCTAAACACCAAGTTTAGCGTTGTACTTGGGGGATATAAACAACGCACTAAATATAGCTCTCCCATTGATGAGAGAGCATAACAGAAAGTTAGAAAGAAATATATAATACGAAAGGGTATATATTAAAATGGCCATTATCAAAAACTGGATAAATAATCTACGCACATTTTTAACAGCATACCAACCTAAAGTATTTAAGTTATTCAAATTTATATTTGTAGGAATTGTATCATTATTGATATGGAGTTTATACTTTATTGGTGTCGCTGCCGATTATGGATTGCAAATGTTAACTAAACTTAAAGAAAAAATAGGAGATAAAAATGTATAATGTAATACTTTGGAAAGACAATGGTAATGAAGACATACACGTATTTGAAAAGAAACCAACATTTAAAGAATTATATCCATTAATTGGATGTACTACTATTGAAATTATGCGTGGTTATACTGACGAACATAAAACATTTGATATGTATGTTGATGAGGAAAGTAAATTTAATCCTTTAGCATATCCAAATAAACGAGCAACTAATGCTTGGTATGAATGGCAAAAAAGAACTAAACGTATGTGTTTGCCAGGTGATCATATTGCAGGTAATGCAGCTATTATTAAAAATATTGGTAAAATAAAAAGTGTTAAAAAGGAGAAAGTAAATGAAAGTAATTGATATACTTCGTATTTGTAAAATTGCAGGTCGAACTATACCTTCTGATATGACAGATCAATGTAATAAAACATATTTGTCGGAATCAAAAGGTGAACATATTCCAATTGGTGAAATGGATATTGTTCATTTAATTAGAGCATTTAACAAAATGAAAAATGATAATGAAATTGTTAAAGCATTTAATGAAATAATAAAACGAAAGGCAAACTAATGGCTAACTGTTATTATCACAGTTTATCATCCGTAAAAAAATGGGGTGGTAAACCAGAGGACTACCAACCCATACATAATTGGTTTGACGAATCAAAAAAAATTGTAGCACACTTTACGCATAGAGCATTAAGGCATCACGCTGAAGGGTGTTTTGCTGCCGAACGAGAGTTTGGTACTACAATAACAAATTCTGATGGTAAACAAGTACCAGTCAGATTAATAGCTGAACAACATATCAAAGAAGATCTAGGATGGATTCCTAGTTTTCAAGATTGGATTGTTCATATTAAAGCTCAACCTTGGATGATGAAAGGACAACCAAAACTATGATAGACACAGATAACATACAAGACGTTATCAAAGCATTACATAAAAATGGTTATACTAAAATAACTATTGCTTATGATGGTGGTAATGATGACGGATCATTTCAAGATTTAACCTTTTATAAAGGTGATAAATCTGAATTAGTTGATTGGGATAAAGTTTTAGAAATTACAGAAGATGATAAATCTTTTGATGATGATGACTTTATTGGACTAGTTCACGGAGATTACGATAGGTTAAATCAATGGGGTTCATTTGCTGGTGATTATTCAGTTCACGGAACAGTAACAATTGACACTGCTAGTGGTGATTTTACTGACGATTATGAAGAATCAACATTTATGTCAAATGATAAAACAGGAAATGTTTACAAAGATAACAAATCAGTTTGGTAACAGAAAGGAAACAATATGAAACCAATACGTAAAAACGAGTTAGAGTATCTTGATAGACTTATTAAAGATAAGTTTCAAGAAAGAAGCAGAGAAATACAATCTGCTATTGAAGCCGAAACTCAAAAACAAACAGAAAAAAATTATAAATCTTTTGTTCAAAAGTTAGGCATTTCAAAACAGATTAATGCTTTTAAAGAAGCAAGTACTAAACTTCGTAATTTTATTACATCAAAAGAATCTTACGAAGATAAACTTAAACGTGCTGAATATAAAGCTAGAGAAGCATTAGTTGAAAAATTACAATCTTGGTCAAAAATTAGAGATTGGAATGATTACAGACTTGATGACATTAAACAATATGATGATGTTGAAGGAGAACTTAAACAAGTTTGTTCTTTTGAAACTAAACGAGCTGTAAAGAAATTAC